TCAACCGGACGAGGCAACTTGCCTACAACTGCCGCGACTGGAAATTGAGGCAAAGCAAATTGCTGTAGATCGTGGTGGGTTTTCTTTCCACGGACTACCGTCTTAATTACCGGGACGGTTTTTATCTCCGAAATAACTCGGCAGATAATTTGTTCCCGTTTACTATTCTCGGCCATGAGTTATGTTCCTTCCGATAGTAGTCCCGCCATGTGCTCACTAACCATTTCATTGATTTCTTCCTGCTCCTGCGTGGACAAGGCAAAAAAAAGCCTGTCCTTATTTAGAGCAAATGCCTTTAAAGGATTGCTTGTGCCGGAGCGGTCTGTGGTACTTTGGAAAAATACCTTTGACTCACGATCCGTTGCACTAAAAGTCATTGAGCTCATCATGGAACCGGTGAAAAATAAATTTACTGTGTCGCCGGAGCGACCTCGCTTTTCACGGAATAATTTATACTGAGGAGTATATGGCTTAAATCTTCGACCAGTTGCATCCACGCCAGATGACGTTCTACGCTGAATCCAAAAGATAACTCGTGTAGCTATTTCGGACATGAGGCTTTTAGAAAATACGTTTTCTTCGGCTTGCCCGAACCTTTGGATTAACCCTGTTAATCCCCTTATTTCAATAGGATTTACAGGCATCAGGCTCTATAAAGTCTTCGCGTCTGGGGTTGGTACGTTTCATCATCTTCGATTGTACCACTTTCATCCCAGTCATAGCTTATTCCTACGCCAAGTACTGTTCGCATTTCGGCGTCGAATAACTTACGGAATAACTCCATCTCCCGTTCAAAACCGTCGGGTTCCGGCGAATCCTTCATAAGATATAAGTACGCCAATTCCAGCGTCTTATAACTACTCGCCCGTACGAGTTGACTGGCGTCCACCTTTTCTGGATCAAAGGGTTCTGCACGCCAGTCAAACCCGTTTTCTGTAGCGGCTTGGATGTACCACTTGCTAATGAGCAATCGATTTATCATATCAAATGCTTCTTCGTGATGGGCAGTCCAATCGGAAACACCGAGGGTTAGAATGTTTGGCCGGACCTTTGAAAGGTCTTCGTCCACTGAGTAAACTGTTGTTGCCATTTACTTCTCTCTCCTCTTTATTTTCCGTCCTTTAACCTTTTTCGGTTTATCTTCCCCATCACCTGCGTCCTCAGATGCCGAGGCATCCTCTTCAGAGCTCTGCGAATCCGCTACTGGCGGGGATCCAGCGGCACGTTGCTTTGTCTGAGCAAGCGCTTGCTCCTCCGTCTTAGCAGGCTTCGCGTCCGGGGTAATAATTGGAACAGGTGCGGCAATGATCTCCGGAGGAGTAGTTGCTTCAAGCGACACTTCCGGATAACCGGCAGCGATTAACTTTTCGGCAACTGCATCATCATCGGTGTAAAATTGCCCGTCCACAAATTCCGCCAAAGGTTTGTCTTTATCAGGGTCCCATACAATGGTTGCTAATGTCGCCCGATAAAATCTTCGTTTAATCATTTTGATTATCTCCTTCTACGACTTGACTCACCGCCGATTAAGGAACGGTGGTTGTCGTGGTTGTAGGCGGAGCGGTCGTGGTCGTTGTAGACCATCCGGTACCCTCTTCAATTGCCTCATTTACGTCCTTCGCCCAGCGACGCAAATACGGAGGCTGTCCAAGAGCATTTTCCATCTTTTCACGATCCCTTGCACTCATAATTTTTATCCTCCTTCTCTTTTAGCTTTTACTTCACAGCAAAAGGTTTAACCGCAAAGAGCGATTATGAGGTTGCCAGACCGGTGATGGTTCCGTGGTATTCCTCAGGACCGTAGTCCAGGCCGACCTGACCATAGATTTGGCCAGATTCCGATGCGCCCGTTTTACTCAATTCCTCGTAGAAGAGCACGCCCTTCTCCGGGACCGGCAGGAACACCGGTGAGCAAACGGAAAGATCCGCAATGAGCAATGTTGCCACCGGGACGTTGGGAGCCCAAACGATTCCGAGAATTGCAAAATCGGTTTCAATTTGGTTGATGTTGTATCCGCCCACGTTCCGGTCCTGCGGCGCATAACCGTAGATGTCGCTGATCTGTTGCTTCTGAAACGCATTGACGAAGATAACGGTATTGACAAACTCTGATCCGTTGGTCGCCATTGCTCGTAGCAATTGATCAATTAACGGTTTACTCAATGCCGCGCCGGAGGCCGCCACCGTGTTCGTGGTGCAAGCCGTGATAATGCCTCGGGTCTTTGCTGCAACACCGGCATTGATGGCCTTCTGGTACTGACCATTGAGAAAAGTGTAATCCACGTTAACCGCTATTTGCCTCATGTGCGCGGAGATCTGGAAATCCCGTTCGTTCTGAACCGGCTGAGGATTCGTAACATCAACGTGTCCAGCAGGATCCACAAGTACTTGCCCAACAACGGATTGCTTGGCATAACTCACGGTAACTGCACGATGAAAAATCTGGACGGTGTTGATATCCTGATCGCGGACGTAGGTCCACGGGGTCGGCGCGGTTAAAGACGCCGTTTCTGTTACTGCCGGTTGAGCGGCAGTTTCCAGACTCCACGGCTGAGCAAGCGGAAATTCAAAGTCCGCCACCGTTCGAATTGCTCCACCTTGTAGACCGCCTATCATGTTGAGGAAAGGCGTTTGATTAGCACCAATGAGGAAAAGTTCTCCCGTATAATTGGGACAATTCCAGACTGTGCCGATTGCGTGTACATTTCCCATTTTTAAGTTTCCTCCATTTTAATTTGTGGGATCGTTACGCACTCTGCCGCTTTTTCTTTTCAATCTCAAACATCCTGTTCTTAAGGGAAATCATAAGTTTATGGTTTCCTGCTTTTTGGGCTTCGGCGTATTGATCCTTAAATTTTTGTAAGTCGTCGGAGTCGCCGCCTCCATCACCGCCCCCTCCCCCTCCAGCACCCGATCCAGGCTTGCCACCGCGAAGTAATTGGTCTTTTCCGGGGTATGAGTCAAACACAAATCCTATTGCCTCATGAAATCCTGCAATCTCGCCGGGATTCTCTCGGCTATAATAAGGTTCGTTTTTGTGGTTGTAAGCTACCAACTGCAATATGCCAGTCTTTTCATCCTCTTCCACTTTGAAGTTCTTCCCAAAATACGTCTCCGCAATTTCGGGTGGAAGATTTGTCTTCGGTTCAGTACCGCTGAAGTAGGGAGAAGTCGCAAATTGATTGCTCACCATAAGGGTTCTGATCTGGCCATCCTTTTTACCGATGACTACCTTATAGTCATTTTCTTTTTGCTCAAAGGACTTTTTAACGCCCTCCACTTGCTCATCGTAGGCGCTTTTCATATCCGCTTTTAACTTATCGACTTTATCCGCTTTCATCCAGTCCTTGTCTTTGAAGTTTTCCACGGTGGTTATTGCTTCGTCGGCTTTGGTTTTCCATTCCACCAACTCATCAATTCCCTCAAATAACTTCATTGACTTCTCAGCGCCATCTGCGCGTTCCCGGTGTCCTTTTGCTTCCTTGCCAAGATCGATTATTTTCTGATACATGGCAATCGGGTCTAATGGCACTTCCTTACCATCCGGGTCTATGTAGACCGGCTTGCCGTCTTTAAAGACCGGCACTTTTGCCTCATCGTCTCCAACTTTCAATTTCCATTTTTCTTTTGGCATGGCATCCGCCTCCTGCCCCATCCGGGGTCGTTAGTAGTAAAAATCTTTTGACTCATCCGAGCCGCTCTTGCCTATGGCTTAAAAGTTAATAAGCCTAAAGTATCTTTGGAATGATTCCGCACATCAAAATGAAGCCATGAGATATTCGTCTCTATTGCCGTTATGTATTCGTACGTTGCCTCATTAGGCTTTGCAATAATGTCTTCCCGTACCTCTTCGGCTGTTACGTCTTGCGGATCCATATCCAATGCCCGACCGAAGCGATGTTGGCTATAAGCCGCGCCAACCGTGCATCCAGACGGTCGATATCCTCTGAAGTTAAACTTTCCGCCCCACTCCCAGTCGTTTACTATAATTGGACCGAAGCGTTTCCGTAGGCGGTCAGCAGTTATCAACACTCTGTCATCGTAGATGATGAAAATCCGGCCACCAAGATCAGAAAGTATTTCATGATAGTAATCCTGATCAAATAACTCATAACCGCCAAAGTGTTGTGGTTTATACATCCTTTATACCTTTATTATAATGCCTGAAAAGCATAAATAATTTTCTAAAGATGCTGATAGCAATTTTTCTGTTTATACGTCCAGTTGAAGTATCCTTTGAAATAAATTCTTTACTATAACTCGTTTGTCCAAAGGTTTTTTCAAATACCGTCATTTTAATTTTAACATACGGCAAGTGACCGGCCTCCTAAGGAATCTCTCTTGAGTCCTCTTCATAAATAATATTATTTCTTTGCTTTGGGAATCTCTTCGTATGCAAGTTATCTCCATAAGCAATTTCCTCTGGGATACCGGCACCATCTGGGAATGCGACACAAATTACATACTCCCCGACTTCCTCTTCATCCTTCTGTGCCGCGCCAATGAAGTGTTTGCATTTTCTCGCGTAGCATCTGGGTTCCTCAATCATTTTATTACTCTCCGAATAGCTTTTTCATGTATGCCTCAACGTCCTTTGGTAGCATACCTGTTTTATAGTTCGGATTCACGTATGTCGCAAAGGATTCTGCAAATAACTCTTTGCCGTTTGTGGCACCATACCTTGATATAGCTTTTTCCCAGAACTCATCCCCATGTGCATTCCAAATCTTATTCCATTCCCGAGACAAACTATTATTAATGGTATCCAAAATATTTATATGGACATGGTGTCCCAATTCGTGGCGGAAGTTCGCCATAGTACTTTCACCCATTATCCATTCACCGGGAAGTACTCCATCCGCCTGACCACTTATCAGCGCATTGCCTCTTACTCCTAATTTTATTTCTCCAGCCTTCTTAGTCGGGGAAGGCGGTTTATAACTCCCCATTGGTTTTGCTCTACCAGGAGCCGGGATATACGAGTCATTATAAACCCGCATCCTTAGCTTTCCCACACTTGTGTTCATACCTTTTTTAATGAAGCC